ATGCTGATTTCTTTGGGTCAGAAGGACATTGTTCTTTTCTACAATATCATTTTGATGATAGTCAAATAAAAGATGTAGAAGAAGGAATTGCTAAATGTAAAAGAGAACTAATGGGTTGGGTAAGGAAATTAGATAAGTTTTTCAAAGAAAATGCTGGATATAACGATGAAATGCTTATGAAAAGTCTCGGAACTAAAGATAGAAGAGAAAATCAACATTTATTAGAGTGGTATGCAAGATTACTATTAGGTAGAAAGATATTAAAATGCCTAAAAGAGACTGAATATTGCTCATTCGAGGCTGAAGTATGATAAATAAAGTAACTAAAAAAGAATGCATAGATGCCTTAGAATATATGTGTTCTTTTGCATTAGACGAAATGACATCTGATAAGAAATATTATACTACAATTCTTATGAAAAAAGTGGCTAATAGTTATAAAATAAAGCTTGTCTTTAATAATGATGAATAGTATATTTATTGGTCGTCAAATTAAATAAAACGAGGTAGAAAATGGCATTAAAAAAAGTCAAGAGTAAACCCGTGTCGATAAATCCAGGTATATTACTTTTATACGGACCACCCAAGGTCGGTAAAACTACTATGCTTAGTAAATTAGACGATTGTCTAATTATTGATACGGAAAGCGGTAGTAGCATGATTGAAGGCTACATCCACAAAGTAAATAACAGGCAAGAACTTATCAATTTAGTTAAAGAAGCTAAAGATGGGCACGATTACAAATACTTTGCTATAGATACTATAGATAAAGTAGTAGACTGGGCTGAAAAAGCAGTCTGTCGAGAGTATGAAGTGCCTTCTATCGCTGATTTATCATTTGGTAAGGGCTATGCCTTAGTAAGAGAAAAAGTAATGAATACAATCCATAATTTAAAGGATTGTGTTGACCATTTAATTGTTGTAGGACATAGAAAAGTAGCTAGAGCAATTGTAGATGGTAAAGCAATAGTAGAACCTGAAAGTTTAGATATCACAGGAAAACTAAAGAATATGATAATGTCTGATTGCGATGCAATAGGATATGTACATAGAGAAGAAGAAAACCTGATGGTATCATTCAAATCTAATGAAGCTGTAGAAGCAGGAAGTAGATGCGAACACTTAAAAGGTCAAATAGTTGAATTCGAATGGAACTTAATTTATAAGAAGGAGAAAAAAGATGGCGTTAGTAAAACCAGCAAATCTGAAAAGTAGTACATCACATACAAATTATTATGGAATTTGCGATATAGCGATTCTAAGTTTTCAAGATAAAAGTGCTCAATATGATTGGGCAGATATCTACTTAGATGTAACTGTAAAGCAAAAAGGCAGTGATTATACTAAATCAATCAGGATATCAGGTTCTTTAGAAAAAGGACCAGACGGCTCCGTTAGCGGAGGCACTGTACTCAATAGATTATATCATTTCTTTGATATAGTTGGCGTTAAAGCAGGAATTAATGCTAAAGGAGATTGGGAGACAGAAGACGGACAACCCGTAAAGAATATCGCTGATTATTTAACTGATAATCATGCTGAGGGAATAGATGCTACACCAACAGAGTTTCCATTTCTTGCTTATGTTTACAAAGAAAAACCTAAACAAGCAGGTGGAAAGGTTTATACAAGAGTTCACCACAAAATAAATACTAATTCTCCAAATGGCAGAAAGTCACTTGAAGAAGACATGAACTGGATGAGGAGCAAGGGATACCTCAAGGAAGCTCCCTTAGAGACTAAGACAGTTCAAGAAGTTAGTACCGATGAGTTAGAAGAGGTATTTGGCTCTGATGCTCTAGGAAATATGTAGTGGATTATATAGAGATAGCACAAGGGAGTCCGAGAAATCGTGGCTCCCTTATTCTCAAGAAAGACTTACTAAAATACATTAATCCTCAAGAACCTTTATTCAGAAGTATATATTTATACGATAAAGATGCGTATGAATATGCATTAAATAATGGTGGTCTTAAAAATTACTTTGGGAAAAGAAGTATAGACCATATTATATTAGATGTAGATAAAGGAGATAGTTCAGATGAATACACTCGGCAAAAAGCTATTGGTGTTGTGGTCAAACTTGAAGAGTTTGATGTCTCACACAAGTCTATCCAATGTTATTTTTCAGGCAGTGGGTACCATATTGTTATCCCTAATCATTGTTTTAATTTTATGGTTAGTGACAACCTTCATTACATTGTCAAAAACACTATAACTAAGATATTCCCCGAAGTAGATAATAGTATCTTCATGAGAACAGGTATATACCGTGTAGCTCATACAATAAACAAGAAAACAAACCTATATAAAATTCCAATAACAGTACACGAATTGTTTAATACAGATATTAATATGCAAGAGTTAGCTAAAACAGCTAGACTAGGATTTGCTTATGAGGAAAAGATAGCAGATGGAGAGCTTGAACAATATGTAGTAAAGGAAGCTCCAAGAATAAAAGAGTCAAGAAAAGTCGTAGAACCTGTAGATGTAGTCCCATGCGTACAAAGAATGTTAAAAGTAGGGCCTCAAGAAGGCTCTAGAAACCAAACGCTAATGAGAATTGCATCACATGCTGCAAGAAACGGTATACCATCAGAATACGCCAAAGCTATGATATTACACTGGAACAATAACAGTCTTAATAAGAATGAAGTTATTGAAAAAGTAGAGTATACATATAACAGAGGCTATAAGTATGGATGCAGAGACTCTATTATGCATGAGCATTGTCAAACTAGATGTATTTACTTCAAACGTAAAGATTACATGATTGATGTTAAGAATGCAGATGACCTACAAGAAGACCTAAAACAAAGACTTACTACAGATTTCCATGGAAAAACATTAGATATAGCGAAATCTTTAGGAGTAAGTGCTGATTGTGAGATATACCCAGGTGAATTAGTTACTATATTTGGGCCAACTGGTTCAGGTAAAACTACATTTGCTCAGAATCTTGCTTTAGGCGTTGACTTTGTTAACGACAAGATAAATGTATCAAGCCAAATACCTTGTTTATATTTATCTCTTGAGTTGTCAGCATGGTATATGCATAGAAGAAATATGCAAATAGTAAGTGGATTAGATAAAGAGCAAGTAACAGATAACTTTGAAGAAGTTTACGAGAAACATAAAGATAAAATAAATCATTTAGTTATTCAAACTGTAGCTCCTAATCTAGAACAAATACAAAACAAAGTTAGAGAAATTCAACCAGCCGTAGTAGTTGTCGACTATATCGACTTAATAAGCACAAATGGACGGTATATGGGTGAATATGAGCAGATTAAACAAGTTTCTCATTATCTCTCTAATTTAGCAGTAAATATGGACATAATAATAATACAGATAAGTCAGGTGAGTAGAGATTACAGCCGAAATGAAGCATTAGATTTGTACGCAGGTAAAGGTAGTGGTGCAATAGAGAATGCTAGTCGTAAAGTAATTGGCTTAAACGGGCAAGCAAATAATGATGTGAAATCTGTACATGTATATAAGAATACAGATGGAGAATTGTTTGATGCAGAAGTTGCTTGGCAGCCTTCATTTAGATTCAGGAGGGTAACAACATGATAAAACCAGGCTTATTAATGTGGATATATAGAGATGAATCTATGTACTATGTAAGAATACTTAGGTTATTCGGTCTAGGAATAAGATTTCTAGATACCGACGTAACCAAAGGGGTCGTACTTATGTTTAGTATATGGAAACTAGAAATGGACATCCACCTAGGTAAAAGAAGAGGAAACTATGTCGAGAGAATCGAAGACAGTAAGGGTCCTGCGGCATCTGCTTAGCGGACTAAAGTTAACTCCTATGGAAGCTTATCGAAGCTACCATACAATGAGGCTCGGTGCAATAATACATACCTTAAGAAATGGATATAAAGGCAAAAGTTATAATATTGTCAATCTAAATCCTAATGGTAAACACGCTGAGTACCAAATTGAAGAAAACTAGGAGAAAACAACAAGTGAACTGGGAGGAGCTCTATATGAAGAAGCTCCTTCCTATTCACAAAAACCATTCTAAGAAGATATACCATAGGATGATGAAAAAGTCTTCGACTCTCAAGTCCTCATTAAAGAGAAGGAGTAGAGAATATGAAGTCGAATTTAAAGTATCACTTACGGAGCTTAGAAAGTTACTGTATAAATCTTATGGGAGAACATGTGTATATTGCGACCAGACTTTGGTTGTCAGCAATATGGCTTGTGACCACATTATCCCTCTTAGTATGGGTGGGGGTTCAATTATTAAGAATCTTCACATAGTATGTGGAAGATGCAATACGAGGAAAGGGCCATTAACTGATAGAGATTATAAAGATTTACTTAAAAGTCTTAGTAAATTACCTGAAGATGTAGTAAAATATGTGCTCAGGAAACTAGCGAAATCAGAAATGTTTTAAACTTAGGGCAGAGCTATCCGTCATACTCCTCATGACAACTACACTCTCTTTTACTCTGCCCGAAGATTTGGGGAATAGCTAACTTATATAACAATTAACTATAATAGTTTGATTAATTAAGTTGAAATCTCGTCGAAAAGATATTCCCCATTAAATTAGTAAGTACTAGGATGCTTGATAACCATCTTATAAAAGTTAGGAACCTTGATGCGTGAGCTATAGGGGGTTGTTTATACACGAGACATATATCGTTTATTCCTTTATGACCTTTAAAACCTAACTTTTGTACTTGCTATATATAGTATTTATTTAGTATATTTAGAGTCCTTATGATAGAAACCAAACAATGTTTTTCATGTGGACAGATGGTATATGTTCACGATTGTCACTATCAGTGTTACCAATGTGGATACGCTGAGAATTGACAAGATATATCTGGGAGGTTCTCTCAGAAGGATAAAAAAAAGAATGTCGTCAAAAGAAAAAAAGGCAAAAATAGCCGAATTAAAGTTAAGGAATTACATACAGAAAAAGTATGGTAAGATAGACCTTGGTTTCGTCAGCGAAGGTGTATCAGAAGCTTGGCTAAGGAGATGGAATGAAAGAACTAGTAAGCAGCGGATTCGCAAGGAAAGACACTAAAGCATATAAACCAGACCCAGAAACTGGCAAATGGAGAGGAGCGGAAACCCGTAATGGAAATTTTGCAACTATCAAACCAGGATGGTCTACTAACTTTAAAGTAAATGGTAAAAGCCATACTTTAGAGCTTTGGGCGTTTAACACTCCTTGGGGGCAACAGAGTATGTTTTTTAAATTATTTAAGGTAAAAGATGAAGAAAGACTTGAAGACCAAATGTAGTTTGGAAGAAGAATATGCGTTTGAGCATAGACAAAGAATTAAGGCAGAAGCTTATATATCTGAAATATGGGAAATGAATCAAGAGCTCACAAATGAGGTTATAAAGCTACAAAGTGTCATTAGTAAGGGTAAGCCTTTAAAAGAAGAAAAACCTCCTTTAACAGACAAAATAAGGCTTAAAATGAGACTTAAGAAGATTAACGAGCAAAGGCAGGCTTGTTATGATAACTTTGGTAAAATAATAAAGAAATCGTTAAAATGAGTCCTAATAAAAGAAAAAAGCTTATGCATTTTGTATTTAATGTAATGAGCAGAAAAGACAAAAGCAGAAAAAGAAAAGCTGCTACTACAAATAAATGGGGAAGGGTTATAAAATGAGTGCAGACCTAAGAGCAGTAAGAGGTATTTTTAGACAATTAAATAATATGATATTTGGCTATGAAAAGCCAAAGGGGAGGCCACGTGGCAAAACAAAAAAGCGGAAATCAAAATCCAAGAAAAGTTCTACAAAATAGAGTTAACGAAGTTGAAGGAGGAATGGGTTATTTATTTCAAGAGGTCAATAAGTTAAATCAGAATATATTGGGCTTAGAAAACTTGGTGATGATGCTAGCTGAATTCCTTAAGAAAAAGGATAAGTTTGAAAAGTTCCTAGAAAAGAAAATAGGCGAACATGAAGAGAAGTTGAAGAAAGAGGAAGGCACAAAGGAGGAGGCTAAATAATAGCCTCTTCTTTTTACTTTTTAGTACCATAGTTACGAGCGGCTAAAATCTCATTCTGCCTCTAGAAAAGAGGGCTGCGGCTATTTTTAAAAGTGTTTTACCAGTCTTAGGTTTTTTTAATAAGCTCTTTAAACTCTTGTCACCATATGTCCTACTAGATGCTCTTACTTTTTTCTTTTTTGGAATATAAGATGATTTAACAGTCCCTTTTTTTGTACCTCCACCAGGTTTATTATGAGAATAATCAAAGGTTGTTACCACAGGAGTATGTAATCCTAAGGATTGACCTGTTCTTCCTGCAAGACCAACTCTTGCTTTTTGAAGTCCTTTTGCAGATTTAACAGTTTCTCCTTGACTTGCATATGTGGTAATATCGAAACCTTTTGTTTTTAATTTACCATAACCTGTGCCTGTAGATGTCCTACCTTTTTTAAATTCAGTAGTTTGAGTATGGCCACCTATTCTATACTCCTTCCAAACTTCTAAATCTCCAGCTCTTTTTAAATAGCTCGGATTTAGCTTTACCATTATATTTCCATTTGTATTTTTAAATATTTTAACACCTTTTTGAGTTTTTGCATAAGCTTTAGCTTCACTTATTTTATTCTCTTTAAGCATTTGAGTAATTTTTCTCATTCTTGGGTCATTAGACTGACCACTTCTTACACTTTTAATAAATGGAGTTGTTTTCTTACCCTTTGGAGCTGATAAATTATATTCTGGAAGTGGTTTTGATACATCTAAACCTTTTGCTTGTAAAGCTTGTTTTATATATTTATTTTTTTGAGGCATGCCACCTTCAATAAATTTACCACTATGTTTATGAGATATTGGTTGATTTAAACTTCTTTGTATAATTGCAGCAGCATCTTGTCTTTGTGAGACCATTTCTAATGTATCTAAATATCGTAATCTTAATCCTTTTGGTACAGGTCTTCCCATACTTCTTAAAGTAGACATCTTTCTTTCCATATCTAAAATAGATTGTTGTATAGCTCTTAATTCAACAGGTATTCCTTTTTTACGCATTGACCTTGCAATCTCAATTAGCATTCTTCTTCTTTTTCCTTTTGAAGCTCCTATTAAATTATCTAAATATTGAAGCCATTTAGGGTCGCTAGCATAAGAGGTTGGGACATTTCCAAAGCCTAAAGTATCTATACCTCTAGCAACAGCTCTTTTACCATATTTACCAGCACCATATAAAGATGTAATTCCTAATAATCCATAAGCAGCTTTTTCTTTATCAGTTAACGCCATTATCTTTCAACTCCATAAGGAGACCATGGATACCAAGGTCCTTTACCTTTTCTCATTTTCTTAGATTCATTATTTAATGATTGTAATGGAAACCCAGCCCATTTATCAACTAACCCCATAGGATTTTCTATTAAATTATTTGGTGCTAGAAAGTCTTTAGCTAACCTTCCAAAAGGAAATAGCGTATAAATATGATAATTTGCAAATCTATCCCATTCTCCAGAATTAAGTGATTTCATGACAGATAGAGGATGTCTCATAACTGGGGGAGTAACTAACTGTAAAGGAGCTAATCCTCTAGGCCACATACCAAAGAAAGCTCTATCTCTTTCGTTTTCATTTCCAAACAACCAGTCTGCTGTATCTTGAAACCAAGAATAAGGAGCAGGCATAGCTGTATCAAATATAGAATAAGCAAAAGCATTACCTAATGCAAATACTGTTAAATCAGCTTGCATTGTTCTTCTAAACCTTTCATATTCTGGAGTACCAGCTCTTAATCCAAATATCTTAGCTTCTCTTGCTATATCATTTCTAAATCTTACAGCATTCCATTGCCATAGTTGGAAACGAGTCATTATCTTACCAAGAGCTGTTCTAGCAAATGCTGGTCTATAAGGAGCGTTATATAAGAATTGAGTAGCCTTAACACCTTTCTTAGCTAACTCTATTAAAAATGGATGGTCAGGATTCTTTATTGCACCATCAAACATTTCATATGCTCTAGCATAATGAGCCATAAAAGCATCTCTTCTTAGCATTCTCTCAGGAACAGACATAAACTTAGAGGCTATATTCATTATACCTTCACTAACATTATGTTTTTTACCTAAATCTCTCAGAGTAGTTTCTGCTAATTCTCCATCATTCCCTATCTTCTTAGCTATATCCTTAGCAAAATTCTTAACATTAGCAGCTCTCATATCAGGGTCTATACCAAACTGATATAAAATAAACTCAGGAATTACACCGTGTTTAGTAACAAATGCGTCAATATCATCTTTAGATTTCCATTTAGGATTTATTTTATTAAGATATGAAATATCTCTACCTTTCTTAAAATACTCTAGTCCAGCACTTTGTATACTATGAATACTACCACCAAATATATTACCAACAGAAGCTTTAGGATGAGCAAGTAAAGATGCTAATTCAAATTTAGCCTCTGCATTTGATATTTTCTGTAAAGTACTATAATCAATTTCATTTAAATGTTTATCTAACTCAGGATACTCAGATGCTTTCTTACCTAGAATAGTATCTTTCATACCTTGAAGTTTCTTTTTAACCCTGTTGTCAGCCCACCAATAATAAGGAGTACCTTTTAATTTCATACTAGGGTCATTATATATTCTCTCTGGTATAATAGCTGGATTACCCATAGCATCTTGAGCATATAACTTTAAGAAATTCATCCAATTTCTAAGTAAATTACTCTGAACCTTAACACCATCTTCATTTATATAAGTACCAGTTTTTTCTTTATGCCAACCTAATTCTTCACCTCTCTTTCTAAATTGTTCAATTTTATGTCTAGAGAATATCTGATTTATTTGATTAAAATATGTATTAGCTATATTCCTTAAATAAACTTCATATGTATTCTTGCTTATATCATATCCAGGCATATGATTATTCCTAGAATGCATACTACCCATTCTTTGATTAGCATTCCACCATTTTAATTCATCACCTTTCTTTTTAGAATTTATTTCACCAGCAGCTCTTTCAAATGCGTCCCATATCTCAGTTCCAGGCTCAATCCAGTCTCCTGATATATTGTGACCTTTCATAAGAATTTCTTTTATCTGAGCATCTCTAGCTTCTTCAGTTAGATTTGGGTCTTCTTTTACAGACCTTATAGCAGCCTCCATAGCCTTTCTAGACTCAGCTTTGCTATGAAACATATGAGGATAGTATCCAGAATAATTTAACTTACCAGTTTTAGTAAGTCTTGTTTTCATTAATTTAGCTCTAGCTTTATTACCAGTTTTATTTTTAGGGAAAAACTCTAACAGCATAGAACGAGCTATTTGTCTAACACCGTCAATACCTAGGTCTAAAGGAAAATCTTTACCTTCTCTATATCTAGCTTCTAAATCCTTGACAAATAATCTCCAATTTATTTCAGGCTCTTTTCCTTCAAAATCAAAAAACTTACCTGTTTTATATCTATCAAGAGCCTTTGGCTTTCCAACCATCATTTCATGAGCTCTTTTATTCATACTAGTATAAGTCTCTTTAATTTTATCAACAATTTCCCAACCATTCATTTTAACTTTAGTACCATCAGGTTTTGTAATATTATAAGTTTTCTCTAACGCAATTTTAGCAGAGCCTTTAGGATTAGCTGTTCTAACTTGATTACTAGAACCTTCTATAGATTTTATATATTCATCTCTATATGACCTAGCTTGTTGTCTTCTTCTATCTAGGCTAATATCTTTATTTCTAAAAATACGAGGTATTTCACTAAGTTCCATTTTCCTGACAGCAATTTTTCTTAATGTTTCGCCATATTCTGGAACTGCATCTGTATAAAAGCTTAATACTGAATTTAATTCTATATTTAACTTTTCACCTAATTCAATAGCCTTTTCTCCAATTCTTCCATTCCAATCTTGAAGTCCTTCTAATGCCCAACTAGGCTCTCTAACCCACCCTTCTTTCCATTCACCTGATTTAGTTTTGAAAAATCCTTTTTTCTTAACGAATTCAATATCATATTTCATCATTGATTTACTAACTGTTTTAGGGAACATCATCCAGAATCTCTTTTTCATATCAGGAGAGTCTTCTTTAAATAATCTTTGTTGAAATGTTCCCGCTCTCATATCTTTTAAAAAGTTATTAAATATCTTCCAATCCTGTAAGTCCATAACATTTATATCTTTCTTCATAACGTCACGAGTAATCTCATTTAGTTTAAGAGTATGACCTTTGGAATAATACTTAAGATTTTCAGCTAATTCAGTAACAATCTTAGTTTGTTCAGGATTTAATTTACCTGCGACTAATCCTTCGTATCCACTTAAATCTTCTACATAGGAATCCTTTACTAACTCTTTATCAATATTTTCTGGTTCAAACAATCTAACTTTACCATCCTGACCATCAACCTCTACTTTAACTTCTTCAGCTTTATCAAGAGCTTTTATAGCTTTCTTTATTTCAGACTCTTTAGCTTTAAATGATTTACCAGCTAATCCCATGTAGTCTCTAAGATAATCTCTAATAGATGTATCGCTAATAGATGTAGATGCATAACCTAGTTTAGTTAATGAAGTTTTAGAGCCTTTCATCATATAGTCATGTTTTATTTTAGGGTCTTTTAGATTAACATTTCCCCTTTTAGCCATTTCATTCCTATTGTAAGAACCTAGCATTAAATAATCGTAAAGCTTTTTCTCTGCATTAGTCTCAAGTCCATCTTTAAATTGCTTTATTCTTTTATCTACCTGAACTTGGTCTAACGATGAAGAACCTTCTGTAAGTTTATAATCTTTTTCTAATAATAATTTATATGCAGCTATTTCTTCAGGTGTATGATGGTCTCTTATAGCGTCTAAATCTCCTAATTCCATCCTTTCTTTAGCCATTAAATAACTAGACTTCTTAACATCTTCTACTTCAGTGAAAATTCTTTCGATTGTTTTCATATCTAAAACATCTTTATTCTTTTCATATAAATCTGCTATTCTCTTCAAACTAACCATTTGATGTATATCGTTAGTTACAAAATCTTGAGCTTTTATCCAGACATCATTTACAATAGCCTCTCTTTCTTGAACTGAAAAATCTTCCATATCTTTTTTAAATTTCTCAGGAGTATCCTTTTTGTGTCTAGTATAATTTAATCCTTTCATAAATGCTGCAAAATCTC